TCACGTTTTCCGTGGTTGCATGTTGGGCGGCGCAGATAAAATCGCCTCATTTTCCCTGTTTTCATCGTCTGTCACCAGTACGATTTTTCCCTGGCGCAGTTCGTCCAGTACTTCTTCTATGGTGCTGAATCCTTTTATGGTGTTGAATCCTTCCATGGTGCGATAAATCCTCCTTGTTTTTAATGGGGACAATTCAGGTGTCCTGTTTTTAATGATTCGTTTATTTGCTGTCCGGTACTGGCGCCGCTCAAAATCCATATTGTTTGAGCAGTTCCGGCGTGATTCGGCTGCCGGTCCCCGTGCTTTTGCTGTCCGCCCCTTCTGTGCAGTGGAATGGCGGGGGGATTTTTATGAATTTTTCGATATATTTCCCCACACAGTCGTTTTCCAGATTGACCACGCAGCCTGGTTTCAGGGTTCCCAGAGTGGTACAGAAGGCTGTATGGGGAATCAGGGATACGCAAAAATCCTGATCCCTTACCCGGGCAACCGTCAGGCTGACTCCGTCTATGGCAATGGAACCCTTTTCGATGATGCGGCGCAGGATGGACGGGTCAGAGCGGACGGTGTACCACAGGGCGTTGCCGTCCCGGACAATACTCACAATGGTCCCGGTGCCGTCAATATGGCCTGACACAATATGTCCGCCGAACCTGCCGCCTGCCGTCATGGCCCGTTCCAGGTTAAGGGGACTTCCCACGGGAAGACGGGCGAGATTGGAACGCTTCAGGGTTTCAGGCATTACATCCGCATAAAAACAGCCGGAATCAAAGGAATATGCGGTAAGGCAGACGCCGTTGACGGCAATGCTGTCTCCTTTTTGAATGTCCTCCAGGACTCTGTCTGCTTTGACGGCCAGGCGGGAACCGGATAAACCGCCCTTAACAGACATCAGGATTCCGGTTTCCTCTATGATTCCTGTGAACATGGCATCAACTCCCCTTCGATAAGAATGTCCTGGTCCAGGACCGTGATTTTGGTCTTTCCCAGGGAAAAGCCCTGGTATGGGAATTCCGCCCCTCTGCCTCCCACAGGTGTTTTGGCGGTTGCGCCTCCAAAGAGTCCGGGGGGAAATATAGGCCTGCACTCTGTTTACGATTCCCTGGTTCAGGGCGGACCAGTTGAGGGTGGAACCGCCTTCCAGCAGGACGCTGTCAATGCCCATCTGTCCCAGGCGTTCTGTGAGGGCATTCAGATCCACGCGTCCCTCACGGGGCGGAAGGAGGAGGATTTCACAGCCCTTTTCTTCATAGGGAAGCCATGCTTCCCTGTCAGGACAGCAGGTGGCCAGTATGGTCCTGGCCTGGGAGCAGGTGGCAGCGACCTGGGAATCCGGCGGTGTGCGAAGCTGTGAATCGCAGATAATCCGCACCGGATTCCTGGTATCCGGGAGACGGCATGTAAGCAGGGAATCATCGGCCAGTATGGTTTCCACACCGCACATGACAGCAGAATACCTGCTTCTGTCCTCATGGACCCTTCGGCGCGCTCTCTCCCCGGTAATCCATCGGGAATGCCCGGCAAAGGTGGCTGTCTTGCCATCCAGTGTCATGGCATATTTCATGATAACAAGGGGCCGGCCGGTCTTTATGTAGTGGAAGAATACGTGGTTGAGTTCCCTGCATTCTTCTTCCAGAATACCTTCTGTCACTTCAATGCCGTTGGTTATTAAGATTTTGGTGCCCTTGCCGGATACCATGGGATTGGGATCCCTTGTGCCTATGACCACCCGGCGGATGCCGCTTTCTATGATGGCATCCGTGCAGGGCGGGGTCTTGCCGTGATGGCAGCAGGGCTCCAGGGTTACATACAGGGTTGCGCCCCTGGGAGATTCGGTCAGGGATGCAAGGGCATTCCGCTCTGCATGGGGCCCGCCGAAATAAAGGTGGCTGCCCTGTCCGATGATACGGCCCTCCCTGACAATGACAGCACCCGCCATGGGATTGGGGCTGACCTTTTTGCAGCCCTTTCTGGCCAGTTTCAGTGCGATGGACATGTAATCAGAATCGTTCAATGCGGTGCCTCCTTTACAAATGATGGGACACGCATGGCGCAGCATGGCCTGTCCCCTGGTTCACAGCTGTAAAAACAGCTATAAAAAATGCCTTGAACCGGTATCGTTCAAGGCAGAAAATATAAAACCCAAGGCACAGTTTCTGTGCCATATGGAGGGCATGGGGGTGGGAGGTACACAAAAGCCCTGGAATGATAGTTCATTCCAGGGCACTTTCAACCAGCCACAAAAAGCGCATAAGCGCGTCCATGTCATCGTTCCATCTTCTTTCATCCAGACTGTACTGTCGGCTTCGGAGTTTCACCGAATCATGCCTTGCGGCTCGTGGGCTGTACCACCGGTAGGGAATTGCACCCTGCCCTGAAGATATTATTCAATTGAGTGTTATTATAAGCACTGTGCGGCGGTATGTCAAGAAGGATTTTTGGAATAACGGTTAAATCTCAGGGCGCATTGTGCTATAATGAAACTATGAAAGCAAACCATGGAAGCAGGCGTGGGCCTGCGCTGTCAGAACAGGAGGATGGGCGTATGAAGGAAGGAAAGAAACTCATTGTGGCCATTGGCAGACAGTACGGCAGCGGCGGCAGTGAAATCGGCGCCAGGCTGGCCAAGGAACTGGGAATCCATTTCTATGACAAGAATATCCTGCGCATGAATTCAGACCAAAGCGGTATCAAGGAGAGCTATTACTATCTGGCAGACGAGAAGGCGGGAAACAAGCTTTTGTATAAGATTGTCAAGAGCCTGACCCCGGAAAAGGGAAGTCCTTCCTTTGGCTCCGACCTGGTGTCGGCGGACAATCTGTTCCGGTTCCAGTCCGAGGTTATACGAAAGCTGGCGGCGGAGGAGAGCTGTGTTATCATGGGGCGCTGTGCCGACTATGTGCTGGAGGGCGCGGAAGGTCTGGTAAGAGTATTCCTGTACGCGGATATGGAATACCGGGAAAAGCGAATCAGCGATCTGGGCTATTATGAGCCCAGGGATATCAGGAAGAACATCAAGCGCATTGACAGAGAGCGGAGGGATTACCACCGGTACTACACAGGCCGCGATTGGGAAAATGTGGAGAACTACGACCTGATGCTGAACACGGCATCCCTGGGAACAGAGGGGGCCATGGAAGCCATACGTGCCTATTTGCGGATTAAGGAATATGAGCTGTAGCGTGCCGGTGCCTGCCCCTAAGCTGCACTTTTCAGGTTTAGGGGAAAATACATGCATATAATAGGCTGGGCAGTATTATATTTAGGTAATGAAAAGAAACTGCGAGGTATTACATGGCAACCAATCCAGAACGGACATCCAGTGGACTGCTGCAGATTAACGTAATCAACATACAGAATAATTTTCCCATACAGAACGCCAGGGTCACTATCAGCTATAAAGGAGAACCGGACCGCACGGTGGAGCAGCTGACCACCAACAGTTCAGGCCAGACAGAGCAGGTGCAGCTTCCGGCGCCACCTGTGGAATACAGTCTGGAACCAAGCATTATCCAGCCCTATTCAGAATATAACCTGATGGTAGAGGCAGAGGGCTTTGAGCCTCTGGCCATATCCGGCACCGAGATACTGGCCCAGGCCACGGCCATACAGCCGGCAGTCATGACACCGGTTGGCGGGGAAACACCTCCCGAAGACCCGGTGGTGATACCGGATCATACCCTGTACGGGAATTACCCCCCAAAGATAGCGGAACCAGAGATAAAACCAGTGAACGAGAGCGGGGAAATCGTACTCAGCCGGGTGGTAGTGCCTCAGACCGTGGTGGTCCATGACGGGGTGCCAACGGACAGTACGGCCAAGGACTATTATGTGCCCTACAGGGACTACATAAAAAATGTGGCATCCAGCGAAATATATTCCACCTGGCCCAGGGCCACCATAACAGCCAATGTGCTGGCAATCATGTCCTTTACCCTGAACCGGGTATACACAGAGTGGTACAGGAACCAGGGCTATGATTTCACCATCACGTCCTCCACTGCCTTTGACCACAAGTGGATATATGGAAGGAATATATTCGAGAGCATCAGCCTGATCGTGGATGAGATATTTGATAACTACCTGTCCCGTCCGGGTGTGAGACAGCCTATCCTGACCCAGTACTGTGACGGGCGCCAGGTCCAGTGTCCGAACTGGATGACCAAATGGCAAGAGCGTATGCATTATTTAAAAAGCCCCGGATGGCCTTATTTTATAAGGCTTCCGGGGTTTCTATCAAGTAATAATCGACGTCTATATGATTTGTTTTTTTATCATATGTGATTTGGTCAACAATGCTTTTTAGCGCGGCATTTTTTTCTTGCATAGTAAATTTATCAGATTGAACAATATCCAAAACGTTAGAGATACTGATTAACATTCGGGAATCATTTGAAACAGTATCGGAGCTATTGTGTTCAATCGTATCAATCATTTCCTGCAATTCCTGCCGTTCTTTCTGGAGCCTTAACTTATTGGCTTTATACTCCTCTTTGGTGTCGATACCGTCCATATAAGCCTCTTTGGCCCTCTCCTCCTTGAATGATAAGCGGTCAAGGTTTTTATATAATACTTCCAACTCACCCCCACGACTTTGATTTTGATAAGATTTTTTAATGGTATAGCTGACTGTGCCTTTTCGTAGGGCTTCCTCCAATGCCTTGATTACAGTTGGGCCGATTTCCTCCTCCCTCACGTAACAGTCATTATTACATTTTCCCTTAAGATAGCCATAGCACTGAAAATAGAACGAATCCGGCAATGTTTTGCGGTGCACGACGCAAGAGGAAAGAGAACGACCACACTTGGAGCATTTAAGGAGCCAGACAGCCAATGTTTAGAGATTTCAGAGGGCTTTGCATTGCGACGCTTATACTCCGAATGATATCGTTCTTGGGCCTTTTCAAATAATTCTTTTTCAATGATAGCGGGATGATGGCCGGGCCGTATGATCCACTCAGAAGGGTCCCTAATCTCGTTTGTCTCATTGATAGTACGATTCCAACGGATATCACCGGCATATCCGGGATTTTGAAGGATATACTCGATTGACCGTTTTTCAAAAGGTTTACCATGGCTTGTCTTATGGCCTAAACTGTTTAAATGTTTGACAATAGCAAAAATACTCATATTTTCGTATACGTATTTTTCAAAAATCAACCGAACTATTTTTGCTTCATCCGGGACAATCTCAGGAGTGGCCTTATGATAAGGTATCCTATATCCAAGAGGTGGGCGGCATTGATAGCCCCCGTTTAAGGCTTTTTGGGTCATACCCCTGGTTACATCACCAGATAACCGAATAGAATAGAATTCGTCCATCCATTCAATGATACGTTCTATCAAACTTCCAAACGGTCCGTCAACCAATGGCTCCGATATGCTGACCACATCCACGCTGTACTTATTTCGCAGCATTGATTTATATACAATGCTTTCCTCCTGGTTACGTGCAAAACGTGAGAATTTCCATAGCAATATTACATCAAATGGATGGTCGGATGATTTTGCCGTTGCAATCATTTGCTGGAATTTTGGCCGTTTATCTGCCTTACGTCCAGAAATACCATTCTCGATGTAAATATGCTTTTCGGAAACAATCATATCATGGGATTTTGCATAATCCAAAAGCAGACGCTTTTGAGAATCTGGAGACAATTCTTCCTGCTTTTCGGTGCTGACACGAATATACAGTGCAGCCATTAATATTTTCTTTTTCATTATATCACCCTATTCATACTATGACTTAAGAGCATAAAAAATACGCCCCTTGCCAGGACGTACCAGGAATGATATAATTCTAATGTTCGGATAGGTTATATCTTCCTGGTTCATCCGGTAAGAGTTAATCTATGCAAAGGCTTCCGTGTTACCAGCACGGGAGCTTTTTGCTTATTTTACCGCTCTGAACGGGCAGCGGCTACAAGCGCGTCTTGAAGGACCTTAGAAAAATTAAGATTCTTTTTTTCTCCATAAGTGTTAAGCCATGCCGGGATGGTTATATTTTTCCGAATGGTCTTTGAGCCGTACTTTTCCGTATAGGCATCCATATCGAGGACCAAAAGGTTTACAAAACTTCCGGCAGGGCAGGGGACAGCAGTAAAGTCACTTGGAGCCGGATAGTTATTACCATCCTCCATCTCGTCCAATATCCATCCGCTGGCGGCATCGGCGCCCATCTCAATGGCTTCCACAAGGTTCCGACCTTCAGTCACGCAGCCGGGGAGGTCCGGGACCTCAACGGTATAACCGGAAAGCTCCTCACAAGGTGTAAAAATAGCAGGATATACAAGTTTCAAAACAATCACCTCCATCTTATGATTGTAAGGAGCGGGACTATTTAAGCCCCGCCTGTTTAAGGATTGAATCAGCGGTCCCTTTGTCAACGTCGCCGGTGTGAAAAGGAATTGTAACTTTTCCCGGCTTGCTAGGGTGCTTATACTGTCTGTGAGAACCTTTCTGGTTCTTCACATACCAGCCATCCTCCAGAAGCATTTTCTCTAATTCTCTGGCCCGCATCTTCTGTACCTCCTTACAATTACATTATACACACTATGCGCATAAAAGTCAAGAGAAAATGTGTATAATGCGCATTATTTTATTTCAAGCGAAAAACCATGTTGCAAGAGCCATTGTTTTGAATTTTCTTTTTGTTCAGGAGTAGCAGTACGAACGGAGTATATACATTTGTGCACCCCGGCCCAAAAGGCAAGCTCACTTTTCGGGAGAGGAACTTGATATTTTTGGCAATAGGCCAGTATCTTACTTTTATCAAGAGAAAACATAGCTTCATCGCGTTCTTTAAGAAATTGCTGGATATCAACCATAAGAACCTCCTTATGCCACATCACTGGTGAAATCAATATCATTTATACTTTCATTCACATTTTCCATTACTTCATGATTTTCGATAAACGATATCCATGAAAGACGGGAGTCTGACTTGATTTCATGTTTCAGATTGTTATATAGAGGCTCCATGGACATCCTCCACATATCATACGCAGCCTTTTCCACTTTTTCGTCAGACCACTTCTTTTTTCGTTTAGCATTCTGGAGGCCCTGGAACTGCCGGGCCTTTCTCATAAAAGTATTATACCCTTCCAGATTGGATTCCAAATACTCTAAAAATTCTTTGTATTTCATCCTTCCACCACCTTTCCAAGAACTTCTCCAACAAGTTTTATTTCATCATTGGCAGGTATGTCATTATATTTCTTGTTATGGGATATAAGACAGTTAACTCCTAACTCCTTAATAAAGCACTCGTTTCCACGGGTAAAAATTCCAATACCACCAATAGGAATTAAAGTTGTTTTCCTAACAAATACCTTATCGCCATCATAATAGGTGGGCTCCATACTATCTCCATTAACACCAATAACAAAATCGGCCCTATCAGATAGCTCATTGTCCACCACCTCAATCATATCGGTGGGAACATCGTCAAAGAGATATTCGCCGCTTCCGGCAGAGGCCAGATGTTGATAGTAACTGATAATACGGGTTGGAACTTTGGAGATTGATGGTTCAGAGGATTCGATGCGCTCAATTCGCTCCATCTCCCATGCAAGAATCACATTGACGTGATTTTTGCCCACGCTATCAAGATTACGGTATTTCATAATTAACTCTCGTTCCTCCAAAGAGACAACAAGTTCAGATAAGCTCTCCATGTCATCTTGATATAGATAATTCGCATCCACCTGCAATGCATCCATAATTTTTCTTAAGGTTGGAATGTTAGGCTCACGGTTGCCCTTTTCATATCCGGTCAAAGTAGATTTAGCTACACCAATCTTATCCGCAAGTTGTTCTTGTGTCATTCCGTTTCGTAACCTAGCTTCTTTAATTCTGTCATTAAGACTCATAATGCAAACCTCCTGTAAGTGTATGGTATCACGTAAATATTGATTAGTCAATACAAAAAGGTTGCAAAATGCGAATTTTTTTAATGATATGTATTGACAAAGGCGCGTTATGAGACTATAATACGAAAAAAGGTTGCAAAACGAAAACATAGAAAGGGTGATTAAATGAATATTGCGAACTTCAATTTTCCGGTAGCAGATAATATTGAGAGAATCATTAAAGAAAGGGGGTTAAAACAATGCGCAGTTGCTAGTAAAGCAGGTTTCAAAAAGCAACCTTTTAGCGACATGCTCAACGGGAGACGGTTGATTAAAACATCAGATGTAATAATAATAGCAAAAGCATTAGGCGTTTCAATAAATGAGCTTTATGATTCAACCGGATTAAAAAAGAGGGCATAAAAAATGGCTATCACTACAAAACAACTACTCTTAATTTGCGTGATAGCCTTAAATGTAATTTCTATAATCATTGCAATCAGAAAAGATGTTATACACGGTGCAACGGCATGGGCACTGGGAGCTTTGCTTTCTTTAATAATTGATTATATTCCATAAATATGCTTTGACTCAAAACCTTAAACGTAGAGTCCATTTGAGCACGGGCTTCTGAAAGCGAGAAATGTGAACAACCATCCTCAGCTTCGAGAAGGTCAAGATAGGATTTATAATATCGTGAATACATAGACTGAGAAAGTGGTTCCATTAGATGGATATTATCACTCAATAATTCCAATATAGAACCGCGAACTTCTGGAGTCATTAAACTAAGGGGATTCTCAGATAAAAAACCACGACAATACAATTTATAAAATGGGATATAGAATTTATCAAGTTGCTCTCGTCGGATTTTGTATTTTGACGAGTAGTTATCTTTTATAACTGAAAGATAAACTAAAACAAAAGCGCCTAAAGTGGTTATCAAGTTAGAGATAATGGATTCCATACTTAACTATCCTTTGTAATATACTCAGCCCTGCCGGGGGCCTGTAAGTACAGTATAAAACGGAGGGGGAGAAAAAGCAAATTGAAAAGAGGAAACAAGTACAACCCGTAATACATAGAATCTACCAGGGAGGTGGTGGAATGAAATCTGAGAACAGGGAAACAACAATGACATTTACCAACAGGATAAAAATTGGTAACAAAAAAATAAGATTGGATGACTTACCAGCAGAGGAACAGATAGCAATTGCAAACCGGCTGATATATCAGCCTTTGACAACAATTCAAAACATAGAAGTCATTCAGACCGCCTAAAGGCGGCCTTGTGGGACGAGCAGTAAAAAGACCGGAATTATTTGGACAAGCTAAAATCCGGCAGAGGAGGTAAAAGGATGTCTGAGGAAGAAAAAATGTTGAGAAAGTGGATCCAGAATCACAAGCAACTTATAAGCGAAGCGCCAGACGAGAAACAGAGGGATTACATAACCATGATGTGGCTGGGATATCTTAATGGTCTCCGTATGTCCAATGCAATTACATGGGCCAAATACAACAACCTGTATGACGAGCTGCAGCGGTTTGCAGCCGGAATGGAGGCGGCGCAATGATACCCATAAAATGGAAAAAGCTCTTAACTCTACTGCAATAGGTTAAGAGCAAGGTCCCTAACAGACCAATAATAAACTCGTCTTTTATTATATCTGTTAGGGGCTGAAAAGTCAAGGAAATACGTGCTTTCTTGCACGTTTTATGGCTTGATAAAAGGATTAAACTTAGGACAGGGAGCCTTCCATATGCGCAGATATAAACAGATAGAGTATAAGGCGGGTATCACCATAGAGGTTATAAAGTGCATACCCAGGGGGAGCAGGAAGGGAGAGCAGCGGCAACCGGTCAAGAAAAAGACCAAGGAAGAGATAAGGGAGGCCAATGCGAGACAAGCAGCCAGAAAGCTCATGAGAAAGGTCAATGCTAATTTCCGTCCTGGGGACTGGCACGTAGTCCTGACATACCCAAAAGGTGAGAGGCCCACACCGGCAGAGGCCAGAGGGCATATAAAGACATTCCTTCGGAAATTGAGGGACGAATATAAAAAGCATGGCCTCGAACTTAAGTACATCCAGGCAACGGAATACCTAAACAAGGCAATCCACCACCACATAATTATAAATAACGTTAATGATGGGAAAGAGACATCCCTACAGTATGTAAACCGGATATGGGGCAGTATCACAAAAGGACATCCGAAATACGTTCCTCTCTATGATGAGGGAGAATATAGAAAACTGGCTGATTACTTTGTTAAGGAAACGGATAAGACCTTCAGAAACGAGGACAGCCCGACAAAACAAAGATACTCATGTTCCAGGAATCTTAAGGAGCCAAACGTAAGTCACAGAATCAATACCACTAAAAACGGATGGATGATGATTCCGCGGCCCAGGCCGGGATACTACATAATACCGGATACTTTATACAACGGAGAGGACAAGCTGGGATACCCATATCAGCGATATGTAATGGTTAAACTTAACCCTACGGACAAAGACTGGGAGCCGTGCAGAAATTGGGGCGAGGAGGACGGTTATGAGTGAAAGACAAGTGACAATCGAAGTACATGCAACGGCAAGTAAATACTGGGGTTGCATGGAAACGTTAGACCGCAATGGAAACCTGTACAGGAAAGACATTGAAGAGGACAGAAAGAGCACGGTAAACGGGAACGCTCTGCAAGCATTAATAAGCGCCCTGCACCGGCTGCGTTATTCCTGCATCCTGGATATACATACAGATAATGAATATGTGGTTAACTCAATCATCAACCGATGGGTGGATAACTGGGAACAAAGCGGATGGAAGAACGCCAAAGGCGACACCATACCACATAAGGAGCAGTGGCAGGAACTTAGAAAGCTGCTTGCCAATCATTCTGCCAGATTTACCACCACGAAATAGGGAGGAAAACATGCGTAAAAGTCAAGTAAACACTGGAATGGAAGATACGACGAGAGGGCCTATAACAAAGAATGAATTAAAAGCATTCAGACGGATGATATGGCCGGGAGATAAGCTGAGATGCAGATACCCAAGAAGAAGAGGCGACGATGAAGAAAAGGTCGGCAAAATGAAGGTACTAAAACAATACCCACACATTGTCACGCTGGAGTATATAGGAGCCTGCGGTAAAACGTTTGAAACAAGTATGACGTGGGCAGAGGCAATTATCCTGAATCGGAGGCCACAGAAAAAATCAAAAGTATCATAGAGAAAGAGCCGGCAGAGGTATGTTACATATGCGGCAGAGGGGGAAAATTACATAAACATCATATTTTTGGCGGAAATCCAAATAGGGAACACTCTGAGCAGTATGGCCTTACGGTCCATTTATGCCCAGATTGCCACACAGAAGGAAAGGATGCGGTGCACAAAGATGCAGAAATTATGGAAGCGTTACACAAAATTGGTCAAGCAGCTTTTGAGCAGGAACACACAAGAGAGGAGTTTATGTGGATTTTCGGGAAAAATTATCTTGACCCAAATCCAGACATCGAGCCAGACGGATGCCAAAGAGAACCCGAATGGGGGTTTATCTGGCTTGCAACTGATAATTAAAAGGCCGGATTTGCTGCTTGGTGGAAAAATAACCTACATCGGCCCGGCACAATGTATATGGTGCGAGGAATTTGATAATCTGGACATGTGTCCGGGTGTAATGAACCGGAAGGAATGCCCGGTTGTGAGACGGGAGATTACAGTGGAATCAATCAGGTACAGTTGGAATGGAGCGCATGAATGCATATGCACCATTAACAACGGAGAACTGAGTATGAATTTACAGAAAAAAAATCTTATCACAATCGAAAAAGTGGAGGCACCATGGAAGAACTTCGTGTGGCCTGGGACATGGCCAGAAGCATAGAGAGCATACCAAAACATGCAGGGAGGCTATGCTACATAGGCAAAAGGATACTGAATGATAGGATATATCTCTTTTACCGGGACTCGTCGTGGAATTATTGGTATAAGACCAGGATTATAACCAAGGACGGGATAATATCGGAATACGAAGCCATATTTGGACGGAAAGGAAGAAAACATGAATAGAGTCATTTTGATGGGCAGGCTCACCAGGGACCCGGATGTGAGATACACGCAGGGAGAGAAGTCAATGGCAATTGCCAGATATACGTTGGCAGTGGACAGGCGAGGAAAGAAGGAAAGGGACCAGGACCAACAAGCGGCTGATTTTATCAATTGTGTTGCATTTGACCGGGCGGCGGAGTTTGCGGAAACGTATTTCCACCAGGGGATGCGGGTGTTGGTATCCGGCAGGCTTCAAACAGGGAGCTATGTAAACAAAGAGGGCAAGAAGGTATATACAACAGAGGTGATATTGACAGACCAGGAATTTGCAGATAGCAAGGGGAGCAATGCACCGGAAACCAGACAGGCCCAGGGGACGGACTTGGGGGACGGATTCATGAATATACCTGACGGAATAGAGGACGAAGGACTACCATTCGTATAAGGAGGAAGGAAATGAAAACAATATCAATCGCAAACCTCAAAGGCGGGGTACATAAGACTACAACAGCAGTGAGCATGGCGGAGCTGATAGCGGACCGATATCAGAAAAAGGTCCTGCTGCTGGATAATGACAAGCAGGGAAATGCATCACGCTTGTTTCGGCTATATAACCCGGAGTCATTACGGGGAGCGCCGGATATGATTAAGACCAGGGAGGCCAGAAAGAACATGGTCCAGACGGAGAATCAGAACCTTTCCATAATCCCATGCAATTATTATATGGAACAGGCCGTGCTGGACCTGCAAAACGACAGGGCCAGTAAGCAACATAACAGATACAAGGAGGCCCTGGACTCAGTAGGGGACATATTTGATTACTGCATTATCGACAATCCGCCAGATTTAGGGCTTAATGTGGTCAATGCCCTGGTGGCATCCCAGGAAATCATTATCCCCCTGCATTTGGATGATTACTCCATGGATGGATTGGACATGCTGGTGGAACAGATTATGTCTATGCGTATTTTCAACCCAGATATTAAATTAGCCGGATGTCTAATCACTGGATTTGAAAAAACGGAAACCAGCGTGGCGGCAGAGGAATGGTTACGGGAAAAAAGTGGACAGCCAGTATTTGAAAGGCATATCCGACACTTTAAGCGGGCTAAGGATGCCACATTTATGCACCAGTCACTTATTACATATTGCATACGCAGCGGAGCCGCCCAGGACTATAAAAAGTTTGTGGAGGAGTATATGGGGAGGGAAAGAAAATGATGGGATTCAATATTTTGAACACCCTAAATTCCGCCACACTGGCAGAGGCGAACCGGGCAGAGGAATACAAAGACATCATAATAGATTATCAAGATATCATAGTCACTGACCACAATAAATACAGCATGGAGGAAATACAGGAACTCGCAACAGGAATATTGCTGACAGGAGGTATCCAGGAGCCTCTTGTTGTGGGCCGGGTGGACGACGGGGCCGGGAATGGGTATCGTCTGATATCTGGGCATAGGAGGTTGCGGGCCATAGGCATCCTGGTAGGGGAAGGGAACGAAGAGTATAAAAAGGTCCCGTGCCGGTATAAGGATATGACCGAAACGCAGTTTCGCATGGAACTTCTTTGCGGGAATACATTTAACCGGAAAATGTCTGATTATGATTTGATGATACAGGCGCAAGAGTGGAAGGACGTGCTGACACAAGCCAGGAAGGAAAAACTTATCATTCTGGACGAGGGAAAACGCATCCGGGACTATGTAGCCGGAATATTGGGAGAATCCACGGGAAAGATAGGGCAACTTAATGCAATCAATGCCAATGCCACACAGGAGGTAAAAGAAAAGCTCCAGACCGGGGAAATGGGAATTACCTCAGCCTACGCCGCCAGTCAGTTAGATCCGGAAAGTCAGAAAAAGGTCGTCTCCAGGATAGAAAGTGGGGAAGATGTTAGGAGCGAGGAGATACAGCGGATTATCGAAGAAAAACGCAAGCAACAGGCAGAAGAAGCAGAGGGCCGGGAGGAAGAACTGGATCCAGATGACGAACAAGACCAGGAAAAAGAGCAACCATCAAGTCAGGAGAAACAGGTACGGAAAATAGAGGACCAGCAGAGGCAACCGAATGTGTCGGATACTGACACAAATGAGGATGAAAAGGGCTACGCCAAAAGGCTTCATGCACTTAAGATGTTGGAGAAGTATTATACCTTTATGTCAGGAGAGGAATTGGAACTACTGGAGCGCATTTTAGAGGACTGTAAGCGCAGGAAACGGGAATATGCTATGGATGAAGATTAAGGAGGACATATCATGAAAGAGATATCCCACACTTTGTACGTAAAGTTTTAAAGAGGGATTGTGATGAAAAAAGTGATAGCCGATTTAACAGAGGAATTAAAAGTAAAAGAGAGAATAGAAGGGGTATTTATGACCGTTGATGATAAAACGGGACAATATGCAATCGAGATAAAATTTCCCCCCAAAATGATTCCGATTCATAAAGTGTTTTTAATAATGCTTATGAGAGGGTGCATGAAATGCACCTTGAAAATGAGATGGGCAAACAGAGATAAGGAATTAGCCGATTTTTTAAACATGATGATAATAAAGGAGTGGAAAAGTGAATAACATACATGACGAGTCGGGGATTGAAAGCAATAAAAACCAGTGTTTTGTGGAAAACAACATAGAAACGTGGAAAAAAATCGAGTGGATAGCCAATATGTACGGATATGATGCGCAGAGCAGACAATGCATGGAAGAGGCGGCTGAGTTAATCCAGGCTATCAACAAGAGGTGGAGGAAAGCGGCATACGGGGGAAACGATAAGGAGATTGCAGCGGCAGAGGAACGCATAATAGACGAGATGGCGGATGTCATAATCATGTTATGGCAGCTCAAACTTTTATTAGGGGTTAGGGAGCACGTTCTGGAGGAAAAGATTGAGGACAAGCTAAACAGACAGTTAGAGAGGATGAAAGGGGCCTATCCACAAAAAGCAGCGGAAAATAAAAATGTAGACTATGAAAATATCATACTGACACCGCAGCAGATGCGGATAATAGACGAACTGTATATTGAAAAATGCAGAGAAGTCAATTATTTAAGAAAGGCATCAATACTAATACTGGAAACAAAAGAAGAAATTGCGGTTTGGAATCAGAAAATGTGCCCAATGGCAAAACAGGATTATTGGCCTGTGTGCATGGCATATGATACAAAGACCGGGAAATGCACCGGAATTATTGCTTGCCAGTATAGTCCATACGACCAGAAAGGAAAACAGACATCATGAAATGCGATATGTGTGATTGCCATACATCAAAGATAGTAAAAATCAGAAATCACAAGAATGGAAACGAGCTGAATATTTGCCGGGGTTGCGCCGTACAGAATGGCTTTATAAAAAAGCCGTCAGATACCCACTGGGAATGTAAGTATTGCGATTGCACAAGAGGGGTTCCGTATGCGGACGAACCGGATTTCATGGTATGCGCCCGGTGTGGAGCCGAGTGGGAAGATTGTAAGATGTTGGTTGATGATGAATATTAACTATTTTCGGATGGAGGCAGAGGGATGAAAAGAACGACAATAGAAAAGCCTGCCGGTGAAATGAACATGGTAGAGTTGGCACACAATTGCATGTATGCAAAAGACCGGTGGGCATGGTACAGGGATTATGATTCGGACATGGATCTGCGGGACTTCATTCGCAAATTCAGCGAGGCAGAGGGTGCAAGCGAACTGCCGGAGGACAATGAAGCATTGTCTGACATCCTCATGGACAATCTGCAATATGGTATCAATGACCCAGATGGTCGCACTGCATTGGTATACCGCCTTATGTGGGCAATGGCAGACCTACGGGAAACGCTTATGGAATATGAGAACACGGGCGTGAATCCGAAGGAAATAGAAAATCTGCTACATAAGTGGACTCCGGTAAAAAAGGAATTACCAGAGACATACACAAGCGATAGACTTTGGATTAGTATTCAATATCCCAACGGTTATTCACGCACAGTCGAGGGAAGGTATGACAAATTTAAAGGTGAATTTCTTTATGCAAATCAGAAACCAGTCAAAGATAAGGTGATTGCATGGACGGAGTATAAACCACCTGCCTGCTATTCTGGGCAGTGA